TGTGGACTAAGCTGTAATACAGCTGCAGAAGGACTAATATACTTTCGTTTTAGACTTTGTAATAGAGCATCGCTGTCCTCTAACTCTTGCTGTTGAAAGAGTTCTCGGGAATTTCCCTGCTCCAAGTCCTCATCATTACTTATTAGATCTGAAACATCAGAATCTGAATTTTTGTCAAGTAAAGGTTCCAAATCATTTTCTATATCACTACATTCGGCTTCTACTAAACACCATTCATGTAACCCATCTTTGCTACTACCTTTATTGTCCTCCATGCTGATCGCTGTTACGGCAATCCGGGCACAATAGGACCACTTCTTCAAGTAGCAGCTCCTGCAGGGATCGTATACCACTGTGTGTGGCTGCAACAAATATTCGAAGCCGGGTTCCACAGCCTCCGCCGCAGCGCAAAATTATTTTGTAAGATGTTCTTTCAGGCTCCACCTCCGTATCCTGCTCTGGCAACTCCTCTTCGCAGTGCAAATCAACAGGCTGTGGCTCAGTCAACTCTAAGACAATGTCTTGAAGAGTGACCTCTTTTCCAATCATTATATCTGCTTACACTGCCTACAGAGTCCTTTCCAGCCCCTCCTCACTCTATGAAATAATTGAGATCTACCACAGATATCAAGCTTTTCAATTTGATTAAGTAATGTTAAACAATGATGGCATCTCACAATTATATCAGATATTGAAGCACCTTCCTTTTGTTCTATCTCCCACCCGATAACACTTTCTACAAAATGTTGATCAAATTCGAACGTTGCCGTTGCAACACAACACAATCTACAGCATGCAAACACCAAATCGCCTTTCCAAATAAGACTCAACCTTTTGTTGTCAAAATCAGTTAACTCTGTATAGCTTAAAAAGCGCCCACAAAAATTACATGGTACTAAACAATCATCTAAAGGAATATTTAACAATCTACTAAGTTCTAGCACTGACTGTGGTTTACCGTCTTGTGCCATCAAGATGTCTTCCTTTTTATATGTAATCGATACATACATATGAACTGATACGGAAACGATGCATGAAAGTACTTGTTAAGTAAAGAAGGTGGTTGGCAACAACAATTACGCAGGTGTTGAATTTGATACCGCGCCCGGTACATAAACAAAAGACTTACCGTTAGCGGTGCTAATCTTCTGCCAAAATTCTTGGCGCCAAAACCGATGGAATGCGCCAAATCCGAGCGTGTTCAGACCGACAGTGATCTCTTTGTGTCTGCTAGGGTTGCAAGATTTTATCTACTGCACCGGGTGCGGTTAACATTCGAGCCAAAGTTCATATTAGTCATACACATGAATAACAAGCATTCTTGGAATACATCTTTATTGCACCGAAAACGGTAACACTTAAGACCTTTTACGTTTGGTTCCTTTAGATACATTACTTGTTTTTTTAGATGATTTTTGCACAAGTCCGGCCTGAAATAAAAATTTTCTACCTAAAGAATATTGATCCAGTTCCAAGGAAAGTCTTTCTGTCAAATCAACGTTCCAAAATGTAAACGGAGCATATGGATCTTCCTTTTCTTTGGTAGGCACTTTATCAGGACATGGTGTGGCCAAGCTATCGATATACCTATAGGTACTTTGCAATGGATTGTCTGGTGCAGGTACAAACCCCAGTTGCCACTCTTCTAATAACGATGGATTCATTGCATTAATTTGTGCCAACACGTCGGCTTTTAAAGGTATCTTACATAGTTGTAATATTAAAGAAATTTCATATTCTTCTACATGTCTTTGATATTCCCTAAATTTGTTTGCATCATAATCTGTAATATCCTTTACTTTACCTGCTTCACTATACACACTAATACTGAAGTTTGTGTTTCTTGTGTTGTCTACCACAGTAATAAACAATTGATTTGCCCAGCAAATTCCATTATTATGACCTTGCGCCCGTTGGAGCCAGAAGGGCCTATTAAACAATTGAGCATCACTAGACACCAATGAGCCACTTACTGTTGGGAAATACATCGAGTTACCTATATTCTTTTGTGTCTGACCTGACGCTCCAGGTATGTAAAAATCATTTTTATATGTACCTGCATCGATTTGCGCACCAGGAATGTCATCCCCCGCCTTACCCCCACGAACAAAAAAATGTCTTGCATAACATTGCTCCCGGCGAGCAAAGAAAAAGCAAGAATCGCCATATATATCATTCTGCATCTTTAAAAAGTCTGGATATTTACAGGTTTCATTCACTATATCTAAACTTACATCAGATCTGTTTTCCTGTAAGGTACGGAAATTTAGGTTTCCATAACCAATATCTGCCATATCTCCATCTTGGATGACTGAATTTACCAATTTAATAGGGGGGCATCGACCATTTTCATTATTGGCTCCTGCACAACGTTCACCTACATCCCAATGCTCTCCAATACAGGGTGCACAACCTATTATAAACATTTGTATTTGTTTAGGATCAAAGGATGTGTTTTGCCTATCATCAGTAGAAAAGGCCTGTGCCCTGTAAGCTAAGGGATTTTCGGCATCATTAACTTTGTTAAACAGTGGATGTCCACTGGTACCAACGCCTAATGGCTGCCCACGTCCTATTTCTACTCCTCTACAACCCCACACCAACCTTTCTTTTTCAGGATTATATACTGACATGTCAGCTAAAGCAAATCTATTAGGATCTGGCAGTTTTAGTCTAAACACTCTGTGCTGGTTACCTGAAACTTTGGGAACTTCTAGTACTGTGCCATCATTATTATAAACATTATAATAGGGGTGTCCTACAGTTAAGAGGCGATCACTATATGCATGATAGAAGATATTGGTTCTTTGTATGTATTCATCCGTGCTTTGGACTTTCGCGACTGGTGTTGATGGTGGCAAATATACCTTACCGCTGGCTGGCAACCACACCGACATCTGTAAAAATCACAAATATTTGCGTTTGCGTCTGCGCCTGCGGAAAAGGCTGGGATGTAGATAAAAATCTCCACTATTATCATGCGTATGTATTACAACCACGGGCAACTCAGGAGTGGGGTATACAATTTGTACATCATCCCTGGACTCTGGATATGCAACATAATATCCCTCTAAGTCCTGTACATAATACGATGCATTTTTAGGAGACTCAAATCTGGGGACAGTAAATGAAGATGTTGACCTTCTATTACCTATTACCAACTGTGAACCACTAAAATCTTCTGATGCTTCATCTAACAAAACATCATATGAATGAGCTTCAGGATATGATCCAAGGTCTGATATTTGCTCAGCTAAGGGATTTTCTTCCATGTTAACATCTATAAATGTACTTTCAACAGTCCCATGCACAATGGTTGCATCTCCAGAATGCTGTCCTAAAAGATCTAATTCAATTGGCTCTTCTGTATTTATGGAACTTAAATCTCTGTAAAAATGTACCTGTGCTCCTATCTGAGTACCTGATCGAGTCCTTATAGTGGCTCGACGGCCCAATCTACTTAATCTGACATAACCCTCACGTGTTTCTGAGTATCTAGGCCTTCCCAATTCTGCTATATCTAAAAAATCCCGATCTGGAGGTTCTAAAACATTTTCTACATCTTGTTCAAACACCTGTGTGACTTCTTCCTCAAACGCGGGATTTTCAAAAGCAAATCTGACCAGCCTTGAAGGCTGAGTTAAAAACAGTGGATCCTGTACTGGAACTTGTTCCAATAATCGTCTATTAGTAAGTGATCTACTTCTAAATGCTTGTGTTGCCCTTTGCAACGGGGTGCTACTGCGCCGTGGAGGTGTTGGAGTTTCTATATCAAAAGAGTATCTACTGGACAAGTCTTGTAATTCTATATTTTCAGTAGCACCAACTGTTTGCCCTCCTGAGCCCGTGGCCACTATAATTTCATCAGATAATGAACTTTCACCTTGGCTTGGCGTGGATTCTGTAATGACATGGAATGCAGGATTGTGATATTGTGTTCTACTAACACGTACCCGTGTAGGTGGCAATGGTTCAGGTGCAACTTCTAAAACAGCACTGGAACCTTTGCTGGTTGTAGTGACAGGAGTATCAATAGGAGATACATCTGGAATTGGATGTATCTCAGCAATAGTTTCAACCTCACCAGGTAAAAGATCTACTCCTGATGATTCAGTAAGAGGGATAATAGATGAGGAAGCAGGGTCAATAGGGGCCACTGTGTCAATTGGAACCAGATCTGCTGGGCCTATTACTTCAGGAACTACAGCAGGCCGAACAACTGTTGGTGTGCTACCCACACGTACACCAGTGCCTTCACTTAGTGGCACATAGCCTGTGGCACCGCCTGACCCCCGGCCTGTACTAATGCCCAACCCACCAAAAAACACAGCAGAACTTCCATATTTTAAAATGTTATCTGCAACGGTTGTTTGTTCCACTTTATTTATAACATCAGGAGGACATGTGCCTGCTTGCTTACATGTCCTGTAAATATTAGTGGCAGAATCTCTTTTTGTTCTTCTAGCACGAACCATTGCAAGCGTATACAAAAAATGAAATGTGGTTATATGGATGTTAGTAGCATAAGCAGTGTTAGTAGATTACAATTTATCGAAACTCCCTAAAGACCAATCTACACCTTTAGGGAAACGTACTACAGCTAAAAACCCACTACGCTGCTTGTGGCTGGTAAAACTTACAAGCAATCTGGACCTGCCTAGACGCTCTGTGCCATCTGCAGCTACCCATGAAAATGAGGTGCTAAATGCTTTATACTGTCCCTTATACCTGCGCTTAGCCCTATTTCTAAAACACCTTACTGTGTTAGCATCTCCACGAATAAGTATTACTGGGGGATCCCGAGCTTCCTCCAGTAACCTTCCAAGTCTTCCTGTATTTCTTCCACTAACTGTCTGAAGTTTTCTTCCCACGTCCCCAGGAGAAACGCCACCGTCCCTAAAAGACCGTGTGTCTGATCCCCGTTGTGAGGTTTTGGTTCTGGGGCTGGGGGAGGAGGAGGAGGATGCCCTTCTACCTGCCCCTCCCCTTCCCCTAGAGGTGGCTGAGACTCTTCGCCGCCCTCTGGGGGTTCGCTCCCCTGACCGCCTACGGCCCCTTGAGGTGGATCTGGATCTCCGTGAAGTGGATCTTGATCTAGATCTAGTTTGAAGGGAGGCAGGCGACCGCGACCGGGACCGGGTTTGGGACCGTCGGCCTTGCTTCGTTTGCCGGGACGCGGATCGTCGTCTCCGTCTGCTGCCTGTGGGGCTTGATGATCTCCTTCCGTACCTTCTTTGCCTGGTTGTTTTGTCACAGGGGGCTTGTTGTGACCGTTGGGCACTGCGGGAGGTCTTGGAGTCGGTGGTGGTTGTGGCGGTGGACTCGGGTTCTTGTCTGGATCCTCCTGGGGATTCGGGTGGTGTGGAGCTGGTAACAGGGGCAAACACAATTTCCGTATTAATTCTGACCTCCCACTGGCCAGATTTACTGTATCTACTGGCATCATCAGCAAATACCACATAATAATGCTTAAAATCTCCAATAGTATAATACAGTCCTGTATGATTTGCCCCACTTTCAGCTTTCTGCCATTGTTCGTCGTCATCCATATAATACACATACTTCCACATTGTATACAAATTGGCATTATCAGGGTCACCATCATAAATCACTTCAACATTTACTGGTCCTTTTTTAAAATGATTTTCGGGTGCATTTTTATAGGTTTCTATACTGGTGTCCACCAATGTCCATTTCTCTTTGCCATATACTGATTGTTGTAATGATTGCAGCTGCAGCACCATTCTAATGGCCTCTTTGGCTTTAGCTTCAGATGTTGCAAGTGGTGGCACAGGCTGATACCCCAACCGCAACACACCATTCTGCCTAGCATAATATAATAAGACGGCCTCTCTACGAAGAGCCTGCCAATGTTCAATTTGTGCTTCTATAGTATCACTGCCTTGTTCATAAATGGTCATTAGAAGGTCTTGCAATGCATCGAAACGTTTTGTCAGCGTCTCCATCCTCTCCCTCGTCTTCTTGGTCACTCAGTTCTAATTGTGTCCAAAGCCTTTCAAAAAAAGATTTCCAGCTTTGGTCAGTAAGTTCGAACTCAGGGGTATTATCATCTTTCATAGGAAAAGGATTAGGAAATTCAAAGGCCCTTAGCCTACTATGTAAATATTTATAGGCTGGCTCTGCCATAGCATTTATATTAGAAGTGATCAGTAATGGAGGAAATTTGATTTGCATAGGTGCCTTATGCTTGCAATCTAATGACACTAAATGTCCATCTAATCCATTTCTTAAATAAGTATCCATATAAACCCAACACGGGTCAGTTGCATCGTCCAATAACGCTATCTTACATTCAGACATAGGTTGTAACCAAAAATGGCTTCTAGAATTTACAAATGAAATTACCCTACCATGTAACACTCTTATTAAAGACATTGTAAATGCAGATTTACCAGTATTAGGGGGCCCATATATTAACAAGCAGTTTTTTTTAGGTTTTGCATGCAAAAAGTCTTTTAATGCACTTAAAAAACTTATAAAATTTATATCTTGATATCTGATAAATTTTACAATGGATGACCAGTGCCCTGGGCCTTCTACTTGCTGTAACTTAAAATGTATCCAAGATGACATAGACATTTCTCGCATCTGTCCCTTTTTATAATATCTAACCATTGCAGCACATTCCCGAACAAAACGCGCTTGATTGTTTTGGGCCAACCATGCAGTTGCATTAACATCATCGGGAGCTAACTTGGCATACTGAAACGCAATATCAGCCTCATCAGTATGATCATTATCAAATGCCCATTGTACCATAGTAGAAAAATCAAATGTGGCTGCGTCTCCTGTCTGATGTCCTATTAATGTTTGTTCTACTATCCATTTTGGATAAGACCCAAAAGTAAATGTTCCAGAGTTGGAACTGCCTTTATACCAAAATAAAGCTGCCACAGTACTACGCAGCTTTGGTGGTTCAGACAATATTTGTTCCTCTGCCACATGCAACATGGACACTAATAATCTAATCACAGTTTGTCTATTCTTACCGGCTTTAAAACACAATAAATATAAATACATTGCAGACATTTCTGTAACCCATATATAATCACAGTACTGCTGCAATAACTGTTTTGCAGCTTCATACAAATCATAGTTAACACCATATATCGCTACTACCCAATCATTACAGCACGTTTTATTACTTCTGAATTGCCGCGTCAATTCAGTAAAACTAACACCATAGGCATTTTTAAACTTGGATAAAAATGTAGCTCGTAAGTTACTACTCCTCATAAGTTCTTTATAATGAGCATTGTCAGCATTTCTTAAGGTACTGACGGAAGATGTCTCTAATGATGGTACCTCTTCCTCCTGTTGCTGCTGCACCAATGAAGTAACATCTTCAGTTTCATTTGTAAGAGTTACTTCTACTCCACTGTCCTGTTCAGCAAACAGTTTCCTTTTAGATTTATGCTGTGTCGACAGCGAAATGGATTCAAGTTGTGGACTAAGCTGTAATACAGCTGCAGAAGGACTAATATACTTTCGTTTTAGACTTTGTAATAGAGCATCGCTGTCCTCTAACTCTTGCTGTTGAAAGAGTTCTCGGGAATTTCCCTGCTCCAAGTCCTCATCATTACTTATTAGATCTGAAACATCAGAATCTGAATTTTTGTCAAGTAAAGGTTCCAAATCATTTTCTATATCACTACATTCGGCTTCTACTAAACACCATTCATGTAACCCATCTTTGCTA